GCCATCAGGCTCGGGCCTGGGCGGTTGCAAAGGATACGAAAGCGGTTTGGTCCCTGCCTTTCAACGGGGTCCTGAGGGCTCATCTCCTACGATCAAGGAGATCTGCCTTCCAACTTTCGCACCTTGGACGCGCCTTACCGGTACCCTCAGAGAAGGTAGTGGTGCAAACGGTGAGGAAGCATCGCGCTATACTAACCTCGCAGAGCGAGAGCATAAGTGCAAGATACCGTGTTCCGGTAGGCGAAGCCATTCGGAAACGGGTTCTAGGCACGCTCGCGCTCGGTTATGGGTTAGGTACCGCTGGACCGCCATCGCTTGGATCGGCCTCGTATGCCACCCCTATAAGAAAGGGTGGGTCCGGGGCTGAGCTAATGGTAAGAAACCTCCCTTATGATAAGAAGAGGGGGATAGACTTACCGCTCTTGATCTACGCGGTGTCCATGTGGCACAGCAACGCGATTAACATCTCACCACGTGATGGAAGGAAAGCTCGGGTCTGTGTTGTACCTGAGCGGGGTTACAAGGCCAGGGTAGTGACGGCCATGGAGACTGCGGAACTGGTCAGAGGACATGCTCTCAGAGATATCTTCTGGCCGTTGTTCCACGGACAGTTTCCACTTAGCCCAGAGGATCAAGAGATCAGTATGATGAAGCTACGACCACAACAGGGTTGGGTAATAGCTTCTACCGACCTCTCGAACGCTACGGATTATGCAACTCCGCATATGGCCCGAGTAGTGTGGCAGGCGATCGCGGATGCGCTCGTGGAACATGGGGAGATTTCTGCCGAACACGGCGCCGGCCTTGTGGCCGAGGTGCTCGCACATCTTGGTCCGCACATGCTCCGGTACCCTACCGAGGTGGTAGAATCTCGTCGTGGATGGCTTATGGGTCACCCTCTGACATGGTTAACCTTGTCTTGGGCACATTACGGTGTCCTAGCGTCGACGATCGGTTTTCGTAATCTCCGACCGAACTTCACCCTTATGGGCGATGACGCTGTGGTCACTGGACCTCGCGCTCGAATTAACCTCTACATGGAAGCCATGGAGGCATGTGGGTTTGTGGTTAATAGAACCAAAACCTTCATTTCCGAGGACGCAGCCATCTTCTGCGAAAAGTACTATAAGCGCACGCGAAAAGTTGGTGGTAAATTGGTCTGGTTGCCAACGGTCAAAGTCAAGAATCTTGTGGGAGATGTCTGGTCTATACCAGAACTGTCCCGATCTCTTGACTACCTACCAGACGTGGAACGTCATTACTTCGTCCGACTATTCTGGCTACTAAAGCAGAATAGGCGACTCGTGGAGAAATGCCGGAGATTGAAGATCCCCGTCACTCTACCGCGAGAATTGGGCGGTCTTGGCGCACCACATCTGGGCGGTTTTGAAGGGGGCGTTCGTTCTGCACTGAAGTTTGCGACCTGGCAACTTCGTCCAGAACTACACGCTCCCATTCTTGATCCTTGGGCAACACACCACCAAGCCTTAGCACACTCCTTCCTACGAAAAGTTCTGGCAACTAGAGGGGTCAAACTCACCCGTGGTGTAGGCTTTACTCTTCCTCAGAGTACAACCTCATCCCGCGTTGGTGAATGGGTCCCCGTTACTCCGGAATATCTAGCGGAGAAATCTAGTTACTTCGAACTTGTTTTGCACCTCACTTCTCCGGTCCGGACTACCAAG